AGTTGCAATATACTTATTACCAATATTGGGTGTAACACCTTTATGTGGATGAGTCCATCCAGCTGACCAAATGACACCCTTACCTTGTTCTGCTTCTACTACAGTATCTTGATATGGATATTCAGTACCACACTTAGCGTCATTTAAATAAATCATCCATGCAAACACTCTTTTTAATTTATCAGCATAGCCATCATTTTCACAGTGAATATAATTATAATAATTATTAGGTTTATATTTACAGAGTTGAGCATTAACATCCAGACCCCAAGGTCTAAGACATTCATTAAAAAGTTTATATTCATTTAAAAAACTCTGAATACCTTTTTCAATTGCCAAACCTAATCCAAAAAAACTTTCTTGATTTTCTATTTTAACAGAAATTTCTAAATTGTTTAAAGGTTTTGTTCCACCTCTACCAGCAGAAGCTAGTTCAGTATTTTGTTCAAAAAAATTTATTAAATTATCACAAGACTCTTTTGAGAAAGCTTCTTTTTGTTTATGAATTATATTCATCGATAGCTTAACAATTTAAATTTATTATTTGTATTTCTTTTTATTCCACCAAATACTTTTATATCTATTTAAAATTTTAGTAGCCCAATTTAAAGATAAACGATTTAATTCTTTTACGTAAGAAACTTCCATTTTCCAATTACTTCTTTTAAAAGGTATTACTTGAGCATATGGCATACCTCTTTTAAGTGTTTTAATAAAAGATGGGTACTTATGTCTATTAAAAGTAAATGGAAAATTTACAACTTGTGGATAGATATCAGTGTCTACAATACCAGGTAAGATTTTAAAGTAATCTTCTTCTCTATGAAAAGGGGGTACAAATAAACAAGACCATCCTGGAGGAGTAATTATTTTAAATGGATTAATTATCTTAGGAATAGGACACACACCTTCTGGAGAGTTTTCTTCAGCAATATACGATTTTGGTCCACCTACTTGATTTGTACTATGAGGTTCAGGGTCGTTTTGAAAACTTGGATTATTCAAATCGTGTTGCCCCATAGCAAAATCTATTTTAATCATTTTTTTCTTTTCTACCTTATCCATTACGTTAAAATGAATAGTCATATCTTGAGGTAATCTTAAAAGATAACCAGAGGTCATTGAATCCTGTAAAGGCATACAACCTTTTATAGTTATAGCTCCAACTTTATTTGGTGGTGCATTTTTAAACCACTCTGGCAGATGTTGGCCTGCAGGTATTGGTTTTATTTCTTCTATATCTTCTACTAATTCTGTAGTTATAAATTTAATTTTATTTTCCATTAATTTTACTTTCACTATTTGATTGTACATTAATTAAATGATCTGGTCTTGAAGCTGCAAATTCAACTGCAATTTTACCTAAAGTATTTACCATGTGGGCCATACTTTCACCATCTAATATTAGTTTTTTTTTTTCGTTTAATATTTTTATTTCATGTTTTTCAAATAAAAATTCTCCACCACCATCTTCTCTTTGTATTATTTTCATTAATTTTTACTCCAAGGTAATCCAAAATATTGTCTTTGATCCATATGTAAATTTTTATTAGGGCCTTCTGCATCAACGTAATGAATAAAAGCTTGAGCACACCAATCTCCTAAATATTTTTCTCTATAGTGTTCTTGAGCACATCCAAAATATAACACAGCATCTCCTTCATTACAAATAAATGGTTTGTTATTAATATATATTGGCCACTTTTTATCTGCACCAATATTAAGACTAATACTTATTTCACACTCTGGTCTATCTTTGTGTTTTTTTAATTTAGCACCATAAGTGTACATTCTCCAATAAGTGTAAGTAGGTAGTAATTTTTTATTTAATTCTTTTTCCATTAAATTTTTTTTTCTTAACATAATAGTTTCAAAAATAGGATCGGAATAAAAGTATGTTTCAGCTCCATTTGTTATATCTGCAAACATATCAAAACTAGACTCGTTTATTTTATGTTTTAAACAAACATAATCTTTAAGAAGATTTTTTTCATCTTCTGATATAAAATTTTTAATTATTTTATTTTTTATTTTATCCATGATACTATTGAATATTTAGTTCCTTTTGTAACTGGTTTTACTTTATGCACAAACATAAAATTACTTGGAAAAATAATTACAGTGTTTTTTACAACTTTAATTTTTTCTTCTATATTATTTTCCCAACTCCTAAAAACTAGTTCTCCACCCTCATAGTCGTCATTTAATAAATATATAAAACTTAAAAAACGTGGGTCATACATACTGTCATCGCTGTGATAAATATAATGACCACCAATTTCATATTTTAAAACTTGAATACTTTCAATAGCAATTTTATCTCTACTCTCTTGTATAGAATATTCTTTTGTATATTCTTTCATTGTTTGAAAAATAATCTTTTTAAAAATATTACATAAATGTTGATTGGTTTTAGATTCACTAGAAATATTGTTTAAGTGCCATGCAGAACAACTTCTTATTTTTGGAATTTCTTTTTTTGTTGTTAATAAAGCTTTTTCATACATTGCGTAAGGGGATTTACAAATATCTAAAATATTTTCAGCTAATTTTTCAGGCAAAGCGTTATTATATATTTTTATAAAACTAGAGATATCTTTCATTATATATTCTTTTTAAAAGAATATACACTTTTTTAAGGTAATTGCAAAATATTTCGCCATTGCAAACCAGGTTGGTCTGCACAAAATTCCCAAAAAGTTTGATGCATTGGAAATGTTATTTGAGAATAATCAAAATTCTCCATGTAAGATTTAAAACTTTCCCATTCTGTTTTGTCTGGATGACTTTGATTGTTTTTTAAAAATAAATTTATTTGTTCAATCAAATTAGTTATATTCTGTCTTAAACTTTCTTCAGAATGAACACCATTTGTAGTATCTTTAGTAATGGCTTGAAATGTAACAGAATCTTCTGTTGAACTTTCTACTACTAAAAGATCTTTTTGTAATAAAGTCCAATCCGAATCACTTATAGAAATAACTCTATAATCATTTTGAAAAATGTTTAAATTATTTAAATCAGTATCGTTTGCAGCTATTTTGCAAACTGAGTTTAATTCTAATTGTTTTGATAAAATTACATATGCCATTTATTTCTCCTATGCGTCATACACCGCTAAAAAACCAGGTTTACCAGAAGCTGTAGTAGATTTAGCACCTCGAATAGCTGAAGCTTTACCTGCATTTACTTGAGCATTAGTTAAGTTAGATGTACTTGTATCTGTTGGAATCATCCACCCTAGAGTTGTATCAATAGTTAGACCTGCTCCTGGAGCAGTTCCAGCATTTCCAGCGTTACCAGCACCCCCTGGCGATCCACCATTTCCACCAGCTCCACCATTTGAAGTTCCAACGTTAGTTAAAGTAGTAGCAGTACCTGCATTTCCAGCATTTCCTGTAGTAGCAACGTTACCAGTATTTCCTCCAGCACCAATGTTATAGTTTAAAGTCGTTCCTCCAGATACGGCAGTTTTAAAATAACCATATCCACCGTCACCTCCATCGCCACCAGCATTACCATCGTGAGAATTACAACCCGATCCAGCTCCGCCCCCACCAATGTAAGCCAACACTGTTGAACTAGCTGGACTTGTTGCAAAACTTCCAGTTGCTGGTCCTACACCTACAAAATCAAAAGACATTGCTTGCGCTCCACCTGATCCAGAAGCAGCTGCTATAACTCTTCCAGAACTATCGATTGTAACATCTGCTGTTGTAAAAGTACCTTTTGCAGGTTTAATTATTTTTGGCATTTATTCTCCTAGTCAACCATTTCTACATAAGAAACATGAAAAGCTATATCATTGGCAGCGCCAGCTGTTACAGCTATAAGATCTGTTTCATCTAAATAGATAGGTCTTGCGATTAAGTCTAATGTTGAATCTGCAGGTACAGAAATTGTACTTGCAATTTTATAATAAGTTGAACCATTGTCATTACTAATTTCTACTGTTACGTCTGCAGCATTAGTTCCATCAATGTTTGCTAATAATATTGTATCAATTCTTACTGCAGTTTCTGCAGGTACATCAATCATAGTAGTTCTGTTAGTATCAGATAAAGTACCCATAGCATTTTTGGGTGTGATTGTTGCAATATTTACTAAATTCGGTGTTGCCATTTTTTATTCTCCTTCTAGATTAATACCCGAAAACCATGGAAAAGACAATACCTTTTCCATCAGTAGTTACGATTTGTGTTGAGCTTGATGTAGCATTAGTTACTTTTGCTCTACCAGTGCCATTTGGAGCTACAGTTATGTCTCCATTAGCGGCATCTGTAATAGTAACAGATCCAGAGTTTGTTCCGCTATTTGTATTTAAAATTAAATCTGTTGCACCACCTGTTGTTACAGTTAGTGTTCCAGCACCATTTGATGATAAAACAGCTGCTGCACCACTGTCCCCGACTTTTACTGTATCTGCTGCAAGTACAACATCACCAGTTCCATTTGGTACAATATCTATATCTGCATTAGAAGTCGAAACAATATCATTTCCATTAACATCTAAGTTACCACCTAATTGCGGTGAAGTATCATCAACAACATCTCCACCAAATTCAACTGCTGTTATATTTGGATTTGTGCCGTCGTCTGCTTTAGCATAAGCAATAATAGTTTTACCAGACGCAACTGCAGCGCTCGTTCCTGTACCACTAGCATATTTAAATGTTACAGTTTGTGAACCTGAAGTTCCATTTTTTAAAACATAAAAATTTTGTACATCAAGAGGAATTGTTACATTTCTTCCTGAAGTTAGTGAACCTGTAAATTCTATAATTCTATGTGCAAGAGTTGCACCAGTTGATCCATCAGAAACAGATAAAGTAGTGTCACCAGAATCGGATACTGCTTGTGTAGTATACCCGCCAGATATTTGTTCGAAAACTTGTAAGTTAGTATTAGTTTTTGTTCCCCAAGTTCCGGCATTTTCTCCGGTTGCTTGTAACTCAACTCCTAAAGGTGTGTATGTTGATGCCATAATTTTTTATCTCCTATGCGACGTCACTATAACTCGTATTTGATCCTGTTGCAACATCAGAATAACTACTGTTTGATCCTGTTGCAACATCAGAATAACTACTGTTTGATCCTGCTGCAACATTAGAATAACTACTGTTTGATCCTGCTGCAACACCTGTATACGATGTATTTGATCCTGTGTCAATATTTGCGTACAATTCTATTCCAAGTAATCCTACAGTAGAGGTTATTCCATCTGTTGTTAAACCAACGGTTATGTCTGATAAAGTAGTTATAGATCCTACAGAGAAAGAAGCACTAACACCTGTTAATGGAACACCTATTTCTGATACTATAGATCCTACTGAAGTAGTTGCAGATACTCCTGTTATATTTATTAATTCAATAGCTCCTGTTGTAAGCTCTCCAACACTTGCTGTTGCTGATACTCCTGTAATTGCGCTTGGACCAAATTCTAATCCTAAAGTTCCTACACTAGCTGTTGCAGCTATGCCACTTATAGGTTCTGTACTTACGCCAAAAGCAACTCCTAGTGTTCCTAAAGTTACTGTCGATGATTGTCCTTCAAGACTAACTGTGGGACTAATTACAAAACTAAAACTACCAACACTTGTTGTTGCTTCTTGACCAGATAATTCATATGCAAATCCTAAAGTAGGAGAACCAACACTTGCTGTTGCTTCTCTACCTACTAAAGGTATAACTTGATTTGTAGATTCTCCCCAAGAAAGATCTCCCCAACCATCTCTACCCCAACCAACTAAAGTTCCTACATAACCCATAGTTGGAGTTGCAAAAGTTGCAGACACACCTGTCATAGGAACGCCTATTTCACCAAAAACATTTGGACTTCCAACACTAGAAGTCATAGAGTGATTTGCACCTATCATTTCTAATAGGTATGTAACACCCATGGTTATAGATCCTGGAGATGCTGTTAATTCAAAACCTGATACAGATATGGTTTCATCTGCTCCTTCACCCCAGTCAGCTTGGTTCCATGATAACCTACCCCAACCTGTTTCATTAAATTCTTCTGAATCACCTAAAGAAACAGATGCTGATTGACCTGAAAGAATTACAAGAGTGCTGATTCCTAACGTACCTAAAGTAGATGTTGCTTCAACACCAGTCAGATCTGCTAATATAAATTGAGCAGCTGTTACTGTTCCAACAGAAGTTGTTGCAGAAACTCCAGTTGGTTGAACAGAGTATTCTACACCCCAACCTGAATTACCATAAGTTTGTCTGCCCCAACCTTCAACGTTAAATGATTGTGGTGTACCTAAAGCAGAAGCTGATTCAGGTGCAGTAAGTGATACGACTATTTGATCGTCTTGCCACTCGTTAGATCCCCAAGTGTTATTACCCCAGGTAGATGCCATAAGGAGGTCCTCCTTACGCTATACGAATGATTGCGTTACTTGCGTCTGCTGTTGGAAATTGAATAGTGAAAGTTCCAGAAGAAACTGTTTTGTCACCACCGAATGCGATAACTGCCACAGCTTTGTCAGATTGTGTGTCATTATAAATTAATGCACCGTTAGCTGTAAAAGATGCTGAAGAATAACTAACATCTGCAAAGTCACAGATTGCAGTTGTACCAGAAGTAGTTGGAGTTACACTTGTTAAAGTAGCTCCTCCTGCAGTATATGCAGTTCCTGATGCATTTGTAATTTCATTTGATGTTGAATAAGCTGTAGTTCCAGCTCCTAAAGATGCATCACTTGTAAATAAAGCTATTTTAAAAGTGTTTCCACTTGTCGCTGTAAAATTGTGAGTACCTACTAAAATTTCTTGTTTGAAACTTGTACAAATTGCTGATGTTATTGCCATAATTTTTTATCTCCTATGGGTTTGCTGATTTAACTGGTATTCGAATAGCACCATCTGTGTAGTCATCTCTTCGTCTTCTACCAACTTGTTCGTTAGCAAACTTTTGTACCTCTTGTTTATACTTATTTTCATATAGTGTCAACATGTCTATCGGACCTTTTAAAAATCCATATGTTTCTGATAGACAGCAATATAATAGACCATTTGGAAAATTCATGCTTATATAATTTGTAGCATTTCCAGACTCTAAAGTGGCTGGCATTTTATTATAATGCACTCTAAATTTGTAAGTATCATCAGGAACTGGTGCAAGAAACATTCTTCCTGATGTAGTATCAGTATCTCCAGTCGCTCCTCCATACATAGAATAATACTTTGGTTTACCTCTTTTATCAGAAGCTGTTGAAGATACATATTCTTGTAAATAGGTTACGTCTTTTTTTTCTAACCAAGTATTAGCACCTGTTATAGCGGAATTAGAGTCATAAACTTGTATACCTCTTACAAACAATGCACCTGCAGGAGCATTAATTGATTCTTGACCTATAACTAAATTACCTGATTGTTGAAGTCTATCTGCATCAATAGGTATATCTCTCATAATTCTATATTGAGAATTTAAAATTATATTTTCTAAAATATCTGTAGTTAAAACATTAGAATCTGTTTCAGTGTAATTTCTTATCTGTGTAACTAGAGTTGTATAACTTATACCGGCCATTATTTATTATCTCCTTGATGTTTTAAACGTATCTTTTTTTGTTTCGCAGTTTCTTCATACATTTCAAGATGAGGATCTTGTTTCTCAGGTTTAAATATGTTTTTTATCCAATTCCAAATTTTGTTTATCATGCTTCTATTGTTACAGGCCCAACGGAACAACCGTAGCCTCCTCCTTTTATACTACCTGTTGTAGCAGTATTTGTGTCAACTGTAAAAAAGAAAAAGTTATCTGTTAGGTAAGAACTTCTTGCATCTCTACCAGCAGTTCCAGCTCCATCTGAATCTGCTTTGTATTTTCCTGTTCTTATTGTATATCCAGTTGCTTTTGCGATATTAGCTCCTGTTATACCATCAAAACTTTGAGGATTAGCATAAGTAAAAGAACTTCCTGCAGAAGTAGTTGGTGGTCCTCTAAATCTATATGTTGTTGAATCTGTTAAACCATGTCCGGGTGAAAATACATTTATAATTCCTGATCCTGCAGCATATGTTTCAAAACCATTATCTACTATTCTTACAGTTGTAGCAGGTTCTGTTCTATCAGGTCTTACTTGTAATAAAGCAACACCATCTCCACCAATTGGTTTAGGTTCAAGTTGTGGTTGTTTAGGTTCAAATTCTGTATAATGTACAAAAGAACCATTCCATTCTCTAACCATTTCTCTATATGGAAATTCAAGTCCAGATCTATCTGAGATAGCTTTTGAATGTTTTCCTGTTGCGTACTTAGACATTAAGTTCCTGGGTAATAAGCTTTTGGTGTAATAAATGTACTAGAAGCTGAACCATCTTCAGCTAATGCTCTAGCTAATTCATCTTCATAATATAGTTTCATTTGTTGAACTAATTGTGGTTGATATTTTTGTGCTAAATAAAAAGCTAATCCTGAAGTCATGCAAGGTACAAATCTAAATGGAATATCTGTTGCGTTTGTGTAATCTCCAACATCTTGAATTCTTTTTATATAATAAAAATGCATATCTTTAGATGCATTAGTTGAATCAGGTGTAGGATAAATACTAATACTTACGTGATCAATAAATCTTTGTACCCAATATTGATTAGGTGTACCTTTAGAAAGTTTGTTTGAAAAACCTGCATAAGTTGATCTATCAACTTTAGTCATAGGTGAATCAGACTGAGTTGTTTGTGTTCTATTAGCTCTTAATTGTGCTTCAAGGACATCGGACATTCCATAAATACCATTTGGGTTAGAAGTAGCACTTGTGCCATCAGAACTTGCTCTAAAAAATTTATATTCTGCTTGTCCTTCAATTAGATCTAAACTTGTGCTACCTATTTCCCAATAGTGAATACCTCTATTACCCCATTCTTGAAAAAGAATGTTGAGAGATCTTCTAGCTGATTTCATTTGATAACCAGCTACTGAATTTAATCCAATACGTTCAAAAGATTCTTCTATAATTTCATCAATAGAAAAAGTCTTATCGAACGTTGTAGTGCTCGAGGTAGTATTAGCCATTTAAAATCCTATTCGTAAACTTTAATCCACTCACAAACGACTGTTCCGGTATCTCCTGCCGTACAAGCTGGTAATACTATATTCACGTCTCCGGTATAACCACTAGCTTTAGTATTTTTCAAACCACCAAAATCAGAATAATCATACTCCATTTCACCATTTAAACTTTGAAATACAACATCTGTCGTTGCATCCCATTGCATACGTAAAGCATCTGCTGGTGCAGTTACTGAAACGTTACAACTAACTTTGTTAAGTCTTACAGTTTTGCAAGTTTTACCATTGTTTGAATTTAATTCAGAAACATCAACTATTTTAGTTGTGCCTCCAGAGTTATCAGAAACTACATTGTAGTGAGTGATTAGTTTTTTTGCTCCATCGAATACAGTTGTATTTAATACTGTGTCTGCCATGTTTTGTCCTCCTTTTAAAGGACGCCTGCATTACCAGGCGCCCCGAGTTTATTTATTAATATTAACTATCCGCGTACGGTGTTACTATCGTACCTGATCCAAGCAATAAAGAATTGTGGACTAAGTATGTAGCAGTATCGATCGCTGTGAAAGATACTACGCTACCAACGATTCCACCTTTTGTAGAACCATTCATAGTTATAACATCATTAGTTGCAGCTGGAATGAAAGCTTTTTTAGAACCATCATCTACAGCTACCATGATACCACCTTTAAATTTGTCAGTACCATCTGTTAAGATGTCCATAT